AATTACAAATGGATGTATTCACAATACCGATAAGACTCTATAATCAAAGTCTACATAACAATAAACTCAATGTAGGAATGGACATGGCAAAAATAAAACTGCCTAGAATGTTCCTAAGTGCGGACCCTGTAGATTATACATTATGGCAGATAAACGGTATACCGTTTGAAGTACAACAAATAAATCCCTCTTCATTACTGGCATATTTAGGAGTAAGAGGATTAGGAAGATCAAGCGACGACCCAGAAGGTATAGTAGCTTACAAAAATGCTATTCCATTAATTGGATATTGGGACATTTTTAAGAACTATTACGCTAATAAACAGGAGGATAACGCCTACGTAATTGAAACTGTAGTGCCTACTATAGCAGGAATGCAGGTAGATGGAAACGCATTACCAAGAACAATCATAACACCCGAAATTACTTGGATAGATACTTATGGGTTAAATATTACACCCGATAACGTTGAAATTCAATTAGTCGACGGTGCATTATCTATGTGGAAAACTCTAAGAGAAGTTGCAAGAACACCAGAATCAATAACAATAAGCAACGAAGGAACGCACATTGAAATACATGGAGTGTATGACTTATCAAGCTATGTAGTAAATGCTTACAGAATGAAAACAGGTGTTATATACAATAATCTCACACCAACACTAAAATCATTCCCACTAACAAACATTGATACAATGCGTAAGAATCTATTAATACATGATGATGCAACCGCATATACAATTGATGTTAATTCTCCTGATCCATACGCTAATTCAATTGCAAATCTACCAGGTGAAGACTACATAATGAACGCAGTCGGAACCCAAAGCGGACTAGCAGTTAAAACTTATCAAAGCGACATATTCAACAACTGGATACAAACAGACTGGATAACAGGCGCAAACAGTATAAGCGAAGTAACAGCAGTAAGCACAGCAGGGGGAAGCTTCACAATCGACACTCTAAATCTGAGTAAGAAAGTATACGACATGTTAAACAGAATTGCAATAAGCGGAGGAAGCTACGAGGATTGGTTAAGCGCAGTATACGATCATAACAGCAAATGGAGAGCTGAAACACCTGTATATCATGGAGGATTAAGTAAAGAAATAGTGTTTCAAGAAGTAGTTAGTAATTCAGCTACCAGCGACGAACCACTTGGAAGCCTTGCAGGTCGCGGAACAATGAGCCAAAAGCATAAAGGTGGAAAAATGATAATAAACGTTGATGAGCCATGCTTCATCATGGGTATTGTATCAATAACTCCGAGAATAGACTATTCGCAGGGCAACGAATGGTGGGCTGAAAGCTTAAAAACATTAAACGATCTACATAAACCAGCATTGGACGGAATAGGGTTTCAAGACCTAATAACTGACCAAATGGCATGGTGGGACACTACTTACGTTGGAGTCAACCCAGTACTAAAATCAGCCGGAAAACAACCTGCATACTTAAACTATATGACTAATTATAATAGAACATATGGAAACTTTGCAGACCCGAGAAATCAAATGTTCATGACATTAAACAGAAGATACGAACCAGACCACCAAGACGGATTTATAAGTGACTTAACAACTTATATAGACCCGGCTAAATTCAATTATGCGTTCGCTCAAACTGACCTTAGTGCAATGAATTTTTGGGTACAAGTAGGAGCAGATATAGAAGCACGCAGAAAAATGAGTGCAAAACAGATTCCAAATCTGTAACAGTCAAAAGCTAATAAAATAACCGAACGTTAGTAACGATCAACTGAAAGTTACTAACGTTCATAAAAAACAAAAAAATGATAAGAAGAAACATCACCAGAATAGGAAGCACTTCAATAAAGTTCAATAACTCAATAGAAGGCGAAACGATTGAAACAAAAATCGAAAGAATAACAGGCAATAACGAGCCTATAACAGATGGAGCGCCAATAATATATACAGATAGGCGCGACGGAGTACTAGCAAGCTGCGACGTAAGAACAGACAGATGGGATATAGCTATAGATGCTACAGACCTCATACAGAAAAACAAAGCAGCTGAAAGAGAAAAAAGGCATAAAGAGCCCGACGGTAAAACCGAGCCTACACCCGGCACTGAATCAGGACAAAGCACTGAGCCAAAGAGCTAAACAGAACTGGTACGCATGTGTACATATATATCAAGTAAAAAATGATAAAGCTTTAAAAAAGCACGAAAAATGGGACAATACATAGACACGTTGAACACCGTTAACGGAATCGTTCAACAATTAACAGCAGCTGAGCAAGCAAAAAAAGATGCAGAACGTCAGCAAGAATACCAAAAGGAACTGGCTAAAGATCAAAGTACTTACAATAGAGAAGCAGTACAAGATCAATTTGAAAAGCAGAAACAAATGTATGAATATACAGGATACGAAAGCAAAGTACGACAACTAAAAGCAGCCGGATTAAATCCCGGGCTGATATACAGCAATGGAGCTGGTACAGGTGGAGTAACAGGAAACACAAGTGCTGCACAAGTAAGTCAAGGCAATGCACCAAATATGGCAGGGTTCAGAGCAAACCAAATAGCAGCACAAGGAATGGCATTACAATTAGCCAAGCTAAAAAGCGAAATAGAAGTAAATCAATCAGTTGCAAAAGTAAATGAAGCAGCAGCAGGGTATAAATCAGGAGCCGAAACAAAATTAGCTGAGCAACAGACACTTAAAGCAGGAACTGAAACAGAATTACAGAAAATCGAGCTAGAAATAGCAAAGGCAACTAAGGAAGACAATATAGATAGAGTAGTACAACTAAGTAATAAAGCGTACTATGAAGCACAAAAAACCTTAGGAGAAATGAAAAGTGCAATGGCTAAAGGAACAGTTGACGTTAGCAGTCAAGAAACAATAATAAAACAGTATAACGAAAATCTAAAGAATACAATAGCAGATACAATAGTGAAATATTCAGAAGGTAAAGTAAATACTGTACGGCTGAAACAAATACTAAGTGAAATTGAACAAAATTGGATACATACAGAAAACGACAGCTATCTAAAAAAGACGGCTGGAGACAAACTACGTAGAGAAATGTTCAATATGACAGATGAATATAAAGAAGACGTGATGCAGTTAATAAATAACCTAATACCGTCAGTATTCATAAGTAAAAAGATAAAATGACATACGTCATCGAGCGGTATAACTACCGACTGAAAAGTTTAAAAACGAGCCGGGCAAACCGGCCGTTTTTATTACATTCACTTCGTGAACGTGGTAATCGTAAAGATCGCCTACTCCAATAAATACAGTGGTTTAAGGAAAAAAACAAAAACAAGTATGTGCCTATATCCGAGAATAATCAGAAACCCGAAATATAAACTCAACAAAAAAAACAAAGGCATAATTCCAGAAGTAAACGATAAAAGAACGGAATACGTGCCAATCGGGTGCGGAAAATGCATCGAATGCATGAAACAAAAATCAAGACAATGGAAAATAAGACTAACGGAAGAAATAAGAGAAAATAATACAGGAAAATTCGTAACACTAACGTTTAGTAACGATTCATTGGAAAAATTAAAGATGACCGTTAGTAACGATCAGTCGACCGTTAGTAACGATCAGAATGAAATAGCAGTATATGCAGTAAGACACTTTCTAGAAAGATGGAGGAAAGAATATAAAACAAGTATAAAACATTGGTTAATAACAGAGTTGGGACACAAAGGAACAGAAAGAATTCACCTACACGGGCTACTGTTCACCCCAACAATAATAAAAGATGACAAACCGTATAATACAGTAAAAGACATAGAACGTATATGGCAATACGGATGGGTATATATCGGAAAATATGTAAATGAGAAAACTATAAATTACATAAGCAAATACATAACAAAATTAGACCCAATCCACAAAGAATATACAGGAAAAATACTATGTAGTCCAGGAATAGGTAATAATTATATAAATAGACCTGATTCAAAAAATAATCATTATCAAGAAAAAAATACAAATGAATTATATATAACAAGATCAGGAAATAAAATAGCATTACCAACGTACTACAGAAATAAAATATATAGTGAAACAGAACGTGAAAAACTGTGGATTGAAAAACTTGATAAACAAGAAAGATATGTACTAGGACAAAAAACATCGATAAAAGACAATGAAGAACAATACTTCAAACTATTAGCAGAAGCAAGAGCAAAGAACCAACGTCTAGGATATGGTTCAATAAAATGGAGTAAAAAGGAATACATACAAAAATTAGACCAAATAAAACATGTAGAAAAAATTCCACAAGTTGAGAAAATAAAGAAACAACCTGTAGAAAAGAATATACAACAAAAAATAGGGTTCCACGTGGAACAACCTGAAATACAACAAATACCAAGTTGGATAACAGATGGCAAGGCATTTGAATAAATATATGTATAAATCAAACAAAAATATTAACAATTAAAATTAAAGCACATGAAAGCAGCTCTAAAGAAATTCGGGAAATGGCTGGTAAAAAATGCAGCCACATTAATCGAACTGTTCACCACCGGAAAAACTTCTCAACCGTTGGCAAAAAAAAAATGAAACAATAACCCATGAAGAAAAGTGGATGAGCTTCGAAAGATGGACAAATCTACAAAACGATGGGAAAAATTAAAAAAGTCGGCACAACTCTGCCGACTTTAAACATCGACATAGTAACGGGAGAAGCGTTTGAAATGTCAAAACAAGAGTTAATTGATAATAATTATAAACTAGTAAAAACTTCATTAAATGAACAAGAAAACCCATTTACCGGAACAATCTACAGACAAATCTATAACCTCTGGAAACATTCAGGAACAAACTACGGAAAACAATCCCGCTTATTTTGACAACAAAATACAGCAAATAGAAGGGGTGCCATTCGTAAGTGTACATATGGCAGAATGTGAGTACGGAATAGCATTTGGTAATAACTTAATAACAGAAAGGAGGTTCGAAAGCCACAAAGCAGCAGCAAGGTGGGTAAAACAAACAGACTGGTTAACAATCCTTAATGTAGTGGGGATTATGGTAGACCATGAAATAAGCTACAGAAACAATTTAAACGTTATTAAATGAAAACAGTAAATTTAGGCGGAGACCGGCTAGGCTCCGGAGCAAAAAATAATCTAGCCATGAGAGGTTACGAAAGATCAACACACGATCTTGGTTACCTATGGAAATCAACTATGAGTGCAGGGACATTAGTCCCCTTCATGGTACAGTTAGCACTGCCCGGTGATACGTTCGATATCGCACTAGATGCAAACGTAAAAACCTTACCTACAATTGGCCCTCTATTCGGTTCATTCAAATTACAAATGGATGTATTCACAATACCGATAAGACTCTATAATCAAAGTCTACATAACAATAAACTCAATGTAGGAATGGACATGGCAAAAATAAAACTGCCTAGAATGTTCCTAAGTGC